TTAAAACCTCTTTCCCAGACTCAACCTGAAAAGACATTGACCTAACAGTGCTAATTGATCCGTCCTTATTGTAAACAACTGGCCTTTTGGAAAGGTCTATATTCCCTGAATAATCGCTTAAACTATTATCCCCAAGGCTTTGAACAGGTGGATTAGAAGCCTCTGGAGCATTATTGCCAGCATTATCGACACTGTTACCCGTATCAGCAGCAATCCATTCCTCCTTTAGATTCTTATATTCTTCCCACTTTCCAGAGTTACGACTATACCTGTAATTTACGCCATTTGCATCCTTTGCGAGTCGGGGAACCCACATGCCTGCATCCTTATTAAAGGTGTGCTCATAACCCTTTGAGTCAACGGCAATCATATCACTGAATCGTTAAGCCCTGAGAGGCTGCTGCCTTCGCTGCTGCGTCAGATATTGAGGCGTTCTCTGGAGGCTTGTATCCGTATATGGACACACCGATAGTATCATTTGCCCACTTCTGGAACGAATCCTTATCTGTAGAATCAAGGCTGGCAAAGAACTCAGAAGGATTCTGTGCTGCAAGAGCCATTGACTCAGGAGACAAGTCACCCTGCCCCGTTGCTTGTTTATATTGCCGGAACAAGTTTGCAGTTGTCTCTGTAGTCCCGTCAGGCATTGTTACTACTCCAGCCTTTGTAGCATTCATCTCTTTTGTTTTTCTTGCCTCTGTACCAGTTACTCCGGCTGTCAGCCTTGCTTGAGAACCTTTGGTTTGTTCGGTCTGTCTTTTCTGCTCGCCTTTCACAATTTCGAGCGCCTTCTTATACCCATATTCAGCAGTCAATTCTTGAATCTTCTGGCTCTGCTGAACGAAGCCTGCAATAGCTTTGGGGTCGTACTGTTCAGGTAATGCGGACTCCATCTGTTTGCGTTCGGCTTCTGGCAACTTTTTAAGGATATGCTCCCGCGAGGCTGTATATAAAGCTTGAGCATTACCACCAGCCTGCTCTACCTTATGGATAGCAGTAGCGGCTTCGTGTAAATCACCATACAATGCCTTCTGGTCTTTGTACTGACCTTTGGTTTTTGCAGCCTTCTCCGCATCTTTCAGCTTATAAGAATTCAGTTTATTTGTCTGACCAGCGTTAGCAAGATTCTGTTCGCCAAGCTTCATGTTCTGGTCAAAAGTCTGTGTGGCCTGCTTGTCCTTGACTCCACGCTGATACGAGCCATAAGCATCTACCTGTTTCATTGGTGCTACTGTTGGGAAATATGCCATTATCTGCTCCCGTACATGGACAAGCCCTGCCCTATAAGCCCATTGATAGCACCCGGAAGAAGTTGATTTCTTTGTGCCTGTAGCTGACCTTGGTATCTCGTGCTGTCTGCTTGATTCTGCCCGTAGGTCTGTCCGAACTGACCAAGTTGCTGAGAAGTCTGTTGTCCTAGACCGGATAATGATGCGAGCCTGTTGAACTGGTTTGTCTGGTCTTTGTTGTATCTGTTGTAGGCATTTCCATATTCAGCGGATGCGAGATTTTGGTTAAACCTCTCACCAGCCTTTAACGCTGCACCAGACAATGCACCACCCTTTGCAAGCAGTGAGTTGTTTATACCTTTCATTCCCTCGCTTTGACGGAAATTATATCCGGGGTCTGTGCGAAAATCGGCCAAAGAAAACGGTTTAAGCAGGTCGCCTCCGGGCTGCGTTCTGGATGTTATCTGAGATAACGCCTGTACGCCTGAAGCTCTCCATGGGGCTAGGTCTGCACGCGTCTGTGCATACTGTGCGCCCTGTTGTGCGGCTGCTGCTGTGCCTGCATCACGCTGGGCTGCATTTGCACTACGATTTCCGAAGTAGCTTACGCCTGCTGATAAGAGAGCGCCACCACCAACTAACGCTGAAATTGGGTCAAACATTTCTCATCTCCTTGCGCATAAGTACTCTGGCGGGGAGAAAGCCCTTCTTGTTCCATCTTTCTTTTTCATCATCAAATGCGAATAATTCCATATAGCTAGCCCCGCTATCTTTTGCGATTTTGTACCATTCTCTGACTAGACTACGAGCTGCGGAGGAACCGCGATACGGAACTCTAACATAAATATGCTGTCCAACGCAATGAAGCTTTCCGGTCGATGGCTCAGGGAATAAGAACAAATCACCAAAGCCGCAAACATCATCGCCATCTACGGCGAATAATTGAGTATAAGAGCCTGAAATCATGTTCTTCTGGGCAATGTCTATCCACCAGTGGGGGTTAGGCTCCCATTCTGGTCTGGATTCCTTTACCATCTCCAGCCATAACTCTGCTGCGAGTGGTATTGTCGTTAAATCACCTTGGATTATTTTCATGGCGTAAGTTGCTTGGCCGTTCTTTCTGCTGCGAGTAAAGCGTTTAACTGCGTCTTAATCAAGTTCACATCCACGACCAGAGTATTTACATCGGCCTTTAATTCATTGGCAAGAGTAATGACTGTGGCGAGGTCTGTAGAGTCGGGACTAGCTACTGAAACCGTTGAAGCAATCGCGTCTGTCACTGCCGTAGCCTTTAGTACGACTCCGCCCAAGACTGCTGTGGCGTAGTCAAGGTTGCCAACTATGGCTCCTGTGCTTCCGTGGGCTGTTGTGGCTCCTGTGTGGTCAGGAATTGCCTTCATCATTGCATTGGAAACATGCTTGTCCTTTACAATGTCCGTGCTTGTATCGTCTGCTTGACCTATGCTTTGCAGGTCTGAATGATTGCGCGTTGCAATATCAGCAAGTTTCGATCCTGTGAAATCTAGCTGCGCCCATAGTATCTGGCCTAGATCACTTAACCTTGCATGCATCTGATTAAACCATACGAACCATTCGCGGCCACCTGGTTCAGCCCTTAATGGAGGTTGGTTTAATGGCTTCTGCATTATCTAAGAACCAGTTTGGTTATCACGACATTGATCGCACTGGAAATCCTTATATGAAACACTGCGTCTCTTGACCTGCCAAGCCTTCTCCATTTAGCCCTCATAAGAAATTCACCAGTCTTGCCTAAAGAAGTCATGCGTTCGAGTCCATAATTATTCCCGCCATCTCTTGAGATTCTTAGCATTGCCATCGGGTCTATACTGCTAACTCCACCCCTTTCCGCAACAAGTTCAATAGAACGTCCAAACAGGTATTCCTCATCGTTGCTGATGTGGTTGGTGTATAAGTCTCGGATAATTTCTGCCCCATCCTCCTTGAACACATCATGCTTTATTTTATATATTTTTCCTGTCGCATAATCAGGAACCATGTGGCTGCCATAAATCCATGTATGCATTTCAGGCTTCCATCTTCCACCTGAGCTAATGCGTTCGTGCCACTTCTCATTTACAGCATCATAAACCCATGTTGCATTGGCCGATGGAAACGATATTGCATAAAATGAATGCCCTTCTTCATTATATGATAATGCAACAGCATCAGAGATTGTTGGGTAATTATCAATTGCAAAATCAACATTCTCATCTGAGATGATCTTCGGATTATATCCCTGAGCCATAAATATCGAGGCACCTCCTGACTCGCCAGACTGACCCAGCCAAACTACAGTGTTATCAAGTCTCGTAACACTATTCTTGGCTACACATCCAATCTCTATAAACGCGCCTTGGAGTCTCTCAAACGGTATATCTGCCCCGCCCGTATTTGTCCATATTTCTGTCGTATCGGAACCAAACAGCCATAATTCTTCGTGGTCAACAAAGTGCCTCACAAGCCCGTCAGGAGAACCTTCTGCCGTTGCGAAGTCAAGCCCATCCCACAGAAGGCCGTCATAGGCTCCAGACCAGTTAAACTGCCCTGTAAGTGGGCTATTTACGATAAAGAAGCCATCAAGAAATTCAGCAAATGTAGCCCCGTTAGGAAAGCCTGCTGCTGTAATCTTTGTCAATGTTGTGCCTGTATAAATATACCCGCTTGTTCCATCGACTATTAGCATCTGCGTACCGTTGTTTGTTATTGATACTTTACCATTGCTTGTCGATAAGGTTCCTCTTGAAGTTGCTACACCAAGGCTGTCCACTTCATATAATGAAGACCCTGAAACCACATAGTAAATCCCATTCATCTTCTCTGCACCGCGTACAACGGTTGTCATTGTGGTGAATAATTCAAGGCCGGGAGAGCCAACAAGTATAGCTTTAGACTTTGAGCCTACTGTCTTTTTTTCAACATATAGATTTATAAGCCTGTGAGTATCACTTGCCCTTGACCTGCCTAAATATCCTTCAAGAAGGTCAATGTTCACCGATACGTCTCATTAGACGGTGTAAAGTAAACAGGAGTATTCTCCCTGTCCCAATCTCTCACTTCCATTCTTAGAGTCTTGGCCTTTGCAGAAACTTTATTGGCGAGGATTGGTTTTGCATCTACGATCCCATATTCAGGAGCAAGATCATCAGCAAGGTTCCACTTTAATGCACGATACCATTCTTGAGGAATCTCAATATCATCTATTCCACTCGTCACATCTGAAATCTGGCGCTCTACCCACAAGTGAACCGTCTTATTTGTTGCTGCGTTAGAGTCAGGGGCCACATAAAGGTAAACAGTGCTTGTCGTTAATGTAGGCTCGAAGTAAACTGAGTTAGGAGTCCCTGTTGTTGACTTGTCGCCCAACTCTACATACTCCTGTTTTGTCAGTATGTCAAGGGGTGTATCTGTAGTTGTGTCTTTGATGAAAGCTTCATTCAATCTCAAGGGTCTGTTGCTGGTATTATCACCACCGGGGCCGATGGTATATTTACTTTGTCCTGAAATAAGAGTCAGGACTATCTCACTCCTGAGCCATAAATGAAGCCCGTCCTTCATCCAGTCCTTGAGGATTGTGTTTAATGTCTCTCCTGCATCCACCATCTCATGGTTCGCGATAGACTCACCAGAGTCATACACGCCGATAAGCCTGAATGCCGACTTTATCAAGTCATCCCTGTTCATTGAGAATGTAGTTGTTCCTGATAATGCCATTACAAGCCTCCCGGTGTTACTTCGCCCGGACTAAGAAACACATCTCCCGCCTCACTACGAACGTAAGGCGGTTTTGATGTGTCTTCTACTGCGCGGATAAAGTCTTGAGGATGCCGTGGCTCCCAATCTTTTTTACATACCCACAGACCATCCCAAGTTTTGCGGAGTTCATCGCCTTTGAACTTAAATCCGCACTTGTCACAAATTGCATTATGCGATCCGTGCTTATAATAGTCTGCATGTCCCATTACGGATTCTTGGTAAAGCTCAGGCAAATGTCATAAGTTGCACCAAGAGCCGCGCCATTGGAAGTAAGGTTCACGTTTCCTGTAAACCCTGCCGCCTTTGGATCAACCAACCCTCCGAATGCATCGAATGTCTTGAATCCTTGCAGGGACATTTTAAGCATTGGCTGGTCTGCCGTGGCATCAAAGAACAATTCAATTGACGAATAGCCCTGAACATCCCATACAGCTTCTCTCAGTGTAAGGTATGACAATGGCTCACCGTTCGGAGCAGTCAGGCTTGAGGCTAGTATCTTCGCAACTGCGGTTTCACCAGTGCCATCAGACTTACCCATAAGCTGAACGGCATAACGCCGGTCGCCATCGAATACTACGTTAGTCGTCACTGTATCAGCCATGACTTATGCCCAGATTCCGCGTTTGTCAATTACCTGCCATGCAACAACTCCGTTCAGGCTTGCAAGAGTGATGAAGTCACCATTCTTTGAAGTGGCTTTGGTATTTGTTACAGGGGCGTTATCGACAGATGCGCCGTTATTTGTGATGGCATCAACAGCGGCCGGTTGAATAACAGTACCGGCAGCGCCGTTAGGGGCAGTATTAACGATAGTGAATACATTACCAACAGCAATACCCGGAAGCGTGATTGTTATGCCGTCAGCGCCTACCATATAAGTCTTTCCTGAGTCTGTGTTAATTGTTGGGGTTAAGCTTACCGTTACGTTGGTTGCTTGGTCATCTACCAGAAATGAAGATAAACCATTTGGGAATTTTGTTAAGCTCATTTTGATCTCCTTAATGCCTCACGGATTCTAACCGCAACTTACCCATTCAGGGACATAGTTAGGTCAGGGGGATTGCTCCCCCATAACCAGTTACGCCGAAGCGTTTAATCAAGCACCTGCGCTCGCATAAATCGCACGCGGATCAGTAATGCCAAAGCTATAACGCTCGTAACATTTCGCCTTGGCGTTTTCCGTATCAAAGTCATTATCCTGAGTGAACTGTGCTGAAACACGTTCAAAGTGTTTCAGTCCATTCGGGCAGTTGGTACGGATAAACCATGCGTTAGGGTCAGTAAAGTAGTGGTTCACTTTAATGCCTTTAGGCAAGGCGTTTGTAGCACTAAGCACGTTTGTAGCATTGTTGGCAGTATCATTCTGCAATACTGATTTCAAGATGCGATTTGCTTCAAACCAAAGCTGACGAGGAACATTCAGGCATTCCGGCATCAGATTGATTTTCAGGCCACGGTCATTCGTTGCGCCCATAATCTGAATAATCATGTCTTCAATGGAAGCTTCGCTCAGGTCAGATGCAGTTGCGATCTGATTCGAGAACGTACCACCAGTGGTATTAGGATGCGCTGCGTTAATCAGCGAAACCCCGTCACCATAGGTGTAAGCGGCATTGAAAGCACGATTATAGATATTGGCACCGACGTTTTCCTTGGTCTGGCGCATTGAGAAAGCATTTGCCTGTGCGCGGCGTTTGGAGACAGTCATATACAGATTGTCGTCAAGTTCCTCTTTGGTCACGATGTAACCTAGGGCATAAGCAACGTGCGTGTAACGACTTACGAAACCCTGCTGTTCCGAGTCATAGGATACAGGGGAACCCTGCGTCTTGACTGGAGCAAGGCCGAAACCTGTTACCTGTACGTCTTCCTCATAGTTCTGTTTGGACGTTTCCGTATCAAACAGGTCAGTGTATTCAGTCTTGTGTTCATTGTAGGTTCGACCCCACCATGCGTTGATTCCAGGCCACAGGGCCTTGGGATGCGCACCAGTTGTAATAATAGCCATTGGTTACTCTCCTTATACGCCAATTGTGGTCTTGTAGGCATGTTCGTTAATAAGAACTTCCCACTTCGCATTTGTTCCGATTGCATTGTCCTCGCGGTCAATGATTCGTAACAGTCTCAGATTTGCAGTTGTCGTCACAACCGTACTTGAATCAATCTCATGTGCAGATTGACCAGTTGTGGCTGAACCTGCACCGGCGATAAGGTCGCAGTTTGCGCCAATATCAGTAGCAGCAAGTGTTGAAACCACAGAATCTTCCTGTACCTCAAAAATAAGGTCTGGTGCATCGGCTACATAAACTGTTCCAGCAGTCGAGGCAGGCAAGTACCTGCGTTCAAGGTTTGTCGGGTCTGGTGCTACGCCTACGCATACACCAATTATTTGTGTGCTACCAGCGGTAGCAGGAGCAACATTGCCGTCAGCTTGACGCATGATGAAATCGCCAACAAAGACAGCAGTTGCATTTGCAGCATCAACCGGATATTCCCGGTACTGTCCATTGTAAGGTGATCCATCAAGGTTCTTTACCGGCATAGCCCCACGGGGTCTATCAGTATTAGGCATTTAAGCCTCCTTGTTAGATTTTATTTTACTTTAATACCTTCTTTTGGAATATACCGGCCATCTTCGCCTACTGTGCCGCTGACATTACCAGTTTTGATTGCCTCATCTACTTTATCGACTTCTGCCTGCATTAAGGATTGATCTTCATCATACCATTCCTGTTTAATTTCCATCAGGTATGCAGTCAGTGGTGTACCATCTTCTTTCGTGCCTACGATTTGTGAAACCTTGGTGCCTAAACCTTTCTGCGCAGTTCCGGATAACGACTCTTTTTCTACAAACTGATAACCGGCCTGCTCTGCCTGTTGTATCCTTGCACCATTATCATTCATCCAGTGCCTATGATAGCCATCACGCTTTTTTATTGCAAGTTTTGATACAGGAACCCCTAGAGGGATTCGTTTAAGCCTCTGACGAGGTTCTATCGGACTGTCTTCAAGTTCACGCTCAAGCTTTTTTCGTTCACGGCCTTCTTTCATGCGTTGTCCTGCTGCCTTTTTCTGCTCTTCGTTCATGCTGTCTCCCAATCATAATCTTTAAGATATTGTTTTTCAGTGAAGCCCGGAATGTCTTTCACAAACTCACGACACATTTGCTGTGCCTCTTTTGGAAGGTCGGAAAAAGACTTGCCTCCTGTGCTTTGTGGAGGTCTTCCTTCCTCAACATTTGGCATATTGTCTTTTTTTCCAAACTTGTCAGGAGCACGCTCCATAACCTTTTTGCCAACAGCATCATATAAAGTCTTTCCAGATAAACCTTGGTCTGCAAAGAACTTACCCAAGCCATCAGCCATTGCCTGCAACTCAGGATCGGTTTTATACCATGCGTTTTCACTTACCCAGTCATCGAACTGGTGGTCATCGTTATTTACTGGCTCGACAACAGGTTCTATTAGAGCGTCCTGCTGGCCTTTGATTTCTGTGTATGCTTCAACGTCGCCATCTTCTACGGCTTTGAAGGCTTGTTTTTCCAGATCAATCTTCGCCTTTTCATAGGCTCGTTTCTCTGTGGCCTCATGGTACTTTGTAAACTTTTTCACTGACGCATCCATGCGTTCAAGCTTCTCTTCAAGACGCTCGTTATTCTTTCTGAGTATCGAGTTTATTTCCTTACCCCTTTCTACAAAGGTTTCGGCATCAACCCATCGTTCTTCTTCGCCCTTGAATTCTTCTTTTGGTGTCCAACCCTGCTTTCGGGCTGCTTGCTCTGCTTGATTCTCATCACTCATGTAATACTCCCACAATGTCTTCATCATTTACTACGCGATATTTCACACCATTCTCTGTGTGAAGGTATCCTGCATACTTTGCGAACAGGACTCTTGAGCCTTCCTCTGGCCCTTTACCAGACCAAGCATCTGGCCCTTTCGCTACCAAGGTTCCTTTGACCTGAGCCATTTCCTCACGTTCAGAAATAATCTCAGGAAGATATATACCACCATCTGTTGTTTCCTTTCGTTCGTCAGATTTAATAATTACCCGGTAGCCTAATGGATCAATCCCTGAATTATTCGTCATAATCATACTCCAGACTCATAATCTCATTGATGGCTTCATATTTACCGATTGCCTTTGAATTCAACTGAATCGTTCCATCAGTCGTTTCGGTCGTAAATCGGCCATTTGACCAAGCCTCAGTCAGTTCATTGGAAATCTGATTTAGAAACTTGAACAGTCTTTTTGTTTCAGGATGTTGCTTCCATTCCCCGAACGCCTCTTTCTTCATTGTCTATCTCCTTATCTATCTTTTCTGTTTCTGATCGTACCTTTCTTGCTTCTTCCATCTTCAAAATACTATCGACATGTGCTTTTTCAGAATCTATCTGTATTTTCATCTGATCCATTTGAAGTTTCATTTCAGCGATTTGCGAATCGGACTGGTTTTTCTGGGACTGCATATCCAATTTAGCCTTATCCAGTTCGATGTTCGGGTCTTGCGGTGGCTGGATGGCTTTTGGCCCTTTCGGGTCTGGAAGTAGAGAGTCAGCGCCTTCAACGTCCATTGCATTAAGCCATCGTTTTTCTACCAAGTACCTGTCATATCCGTAATAATCCTTTGCAGCACCTCTCAAGGCTTCTGCTTTTGCGAGTCTTTGTGATTCGCTTACGATGTTCGGGTCTGATGCTGGAGATATGTCATTCTCGTCACCTTCATAGTCTGAGAGATTTACCATCCCCTTCTCGTCTAGCCATTCAAAATAGAGATATGGTTTAAGGTTCTCCCGATTCAGGACATAGAGCTTCTTGAACTCTTTACCCATTGACCTGTGTACGCGCTTGAATATACCGTTAAAGACTTTCATACCCTGCTCAACAACGGCTTGGGTCGTTGTAGCGGCTTGATTCTGTCCGGGGTTTACACCAGTCATCATATCTGTTGAAGATGATAGTCTTTCACCATATTGTACAAGCATTCCCAATAACTGGAACAATACATTACTCGGTTCTCTGACTGGCATCGGAAACACGCCACGTCTTAAATCGTCGCCGTAATTATCAACGGACTTCCATTCGCCCGGCCTGAACCTGTTGGCTCCACCCTTGATTCTGATTCCTCGGCCAAGAAAGCCGCCTTGAAGATTTGATAATGTTCCGGCATCAATCAACTGGTTTATCACCGAGTTGACCGACTCGTTCAAAGGACTCAATAATGTTCCAAACCCTATATCATAGAAACCACCATCGGGGCTTGGAATAAAGCCGTACTTGGTGAAGAATTGTCTCGGTTTAATTGAGATTATCTTCCCGTCTTTTTCTTCGACTTTACCAAACCTGTTCACAATCCTGACAACTTTCTGAGTGTCTCTGTGGACTGTTACAATGTAAGGTTCCTCATAACCGTCACCGTCAAGGTCAAGGTATCTGTGCTGTTCAAGAAAAATATGTGGTGGGTCTGTGTCGTCGTCGATTAAGCCATGAGCTTCATTCTCTGCATCTTTTGTAACATCGGTGCCTTTCTGTGGTTCACCCAAGTCAATGTCGTTGTAGATTTCCCTTCGGACTCGTTCAATATATTCGTTTTTGAATAATGGGATTACATGAGTGATTCTACGGGCTGACTCAAGACTTTTGGTGTAATAGCCAACAACCAAGTCGTTAGCAGAAATATAATTTGATTCGTTATGATGCCCGTTATAATAGGACTTCTTGAAAGCCGTTCCTATAATCGGAAGTGCCATTAGCATTTTGTCGTGCTGTTCTTCCCAATCCTCATCTTCTTCGAGAATCTGATAGGACATGTGCCTTCCGACTCGAACTGCTCTTTCAAGCTTCTGTCCATCTTGGTCTGATCCGTTCGTTCGGCATTTTACCGGTTCCACTGAAGACACAAGGGCTGGATATGCTCTTGCTGCGAATTGTATTGAAGCGATTGTTAAAAGAGGAAACTTGACGTTTGAAGCCCCATCCCAAGGGAATGTCTTGTGTTCCCTGACCTGTAAGGCGAGTTTCATCGACTCAGCGTTTCTTTCTTCCCATTCTTTTCTTGAGCCTTTATCACGGTTGAAGTCTTCGCAGACTTGTAATCCTATCTTGTCCAGTTTTTCCTTTGATAGTTGAATGTTATCCGAACGATCAAGCATCAGTAACCGCACACTGAGCTTTGGCCGCCGTAGTCAATCCCGAACTCATTATCATAATCTTCATCTTCCATCTCCTGGGCGGTCAATGCAGCGAACATTTCATTTACACCAAGACCAAGCCAAGCCACCGCATCAACCTGATCGTCAGCTTTGCCTCTTGGGAATCTAATCAGTTCAGCGACGAAATCATGGAACCAAAATGCCGATGTGTCAAACCTTACACCTCCTGACCTCATTCTGCCCTGAATAGACCTTGCCCTTGAAACCTTGTCGGAAGTAGGAACCATCGTCTTAAAGTTGAGATAAATCCCCTTCTTCTGCATCTCGTCAATAGCGAAAGGGCCAATAGCTTTTTCGATCGCCCCGTTCTCCAAAAAGAACAAATTGATATTCCATCTTTGGTGAGCAGCGAATAACTCATCAATAATCTGCTTTGAATCCCATTTACCAGTCCTTACGTCCATTATATCAAGAGTCCTGTCAGTGGTCATCCCACCGATGACTATAGCTGTTTTGTTCGCATCATTGCCCTTTGAGATAGCAAAATCAACCCCGGCATAGTATTCCCTGTCTATTTTTATCGGCATATCTCTGACATCCATAGGCACGGATGGAAAGTCACCCTTGGAAAAATACTCTGAACCTTCTGTGATAGGCTCGTTCAAATATTCCTGAGAATAACCATCCATATTCCCGTCTTCTTCGTACAGGTGTTTAATCTGCTCCAATCTTTCAACGGAAAACTTCTCAGGCCATAATATCTCTGTGAAGTCGTTAATAGCCTTGTGAGCGCGGAATGATAATGATTTCCATGCGTCAGAATCTAACAGTCTTCGTAAAAGTGAATCATCATGCAGAATCGTCCCAACGATCCGATATTCGCAAGAATCCGACCCGCAAGGAAGTAAGGCATTAAAAAACCATCTTCGGAATTTTCTTCGTCGTAACTCAGACTCAACCATCTCATCGTTCTCAAGGTCGTCACCAACTACAAGGTCTGGTCTGCGACGGTCTTTCTTCTTACCGCGAACCTTCTGCCCAGACCCTTTAGCAATAATCCTGAACTTCCCGCCAGAAAAAAAACAGACAATCTCAGTCTCAGTGTCCCTCGCAAGACCCCTTATCCCAAAGTCCTTTATCAAATCATCATTGTCCAATAACTCATTCTTCAAATCACCCAAAAAGTCAATCGACTGGTCTTCCGTATCCGAAACCACCATGACAAACTTCTTGCCACCCATCAAACAACTCGCCAATGTATAAGCATGCGTCACCGCTGTACTCTTAGCGTGCCCTCGCGGAGCAGCAATAGCAACATATCTGGCCTCTGAACAACACTCATTCCATAATTGATAATGAAACGAAGGAATCGGTTGTGGATTGTCATACCGGCTTAGTAGATATGTCTCGGTGAACCCCTGGATGACTTGGGCGGATAGTTTCATCTAAGGCTTGGAACCTTATCCTTCTTCTTGCCGAATATCTTGTCCCAGTTCTTGCGGCCTTCTTCCGATAACGGCTTCTGTTGTTCACTTGCCTTCACTTTAATTCTCCCCATACCCTTAACAGCATTGATCCATGAACCTTTGAGCCGTAGCACATAACTTTCGGATTGAGAAAGTAGCAACCATTGCGGACTTTCTTTAACATGTCTTTGCTTCCAAGCTTGCTGAACATTGTTGTGAGGAACCTTGTTGATACCCCTATCTTGTCGGCCAACTCCCGATGTGTCCCAAGTATCAAGTTTTTACTATCCTTATTCTCAATCAAGTAGGCCAGCACTTTGCCAGATGCGTCACCAGAGACTCCAATGTAATCAGCTAATGTCTTGGCATAGGCTTTCTGCCACTTGTCCTTAGAAACACGCTCTACGAACAACTGCATTGGGACTTCTTCGCCAGTTATCTTGTCAGTGACTATATATGTATCTGAGTTAAATCTGCTCATAGCACACATTGTACCACATACAACAACCAATTCAAGCGTTTGGTGCTACAGTATATGCACGAGCCATGCGTATATCTGGAGTTTATAGCACCGCCAGACACCCTTTGTAGCATGGTGGTGCTACACGCTAAATTGCTGTACACCATACCAGTAACCAAAAACACCCATTTTTAGCATATTATTCCTCTACTCTATTGTTTATACGGACTGTGAATGAGAGTCATAACTAGAATGCCTTTTGTAAATTAGCAAAAAAATTACAGGGAAGGTCGCAATTTGCGGGAGGGTGGCTCTTTTAAAATAGTCAAAATACCCCCAAAGGTGTTATACTATATCCTACACTTCCAATTTTGCCCCACCCCACCCTTCATTCCCCCCTCACGCCTTCCTAATCTCATCCAGCTCATCCATGGCCTGCGCCAGCCTCTCTATCTCATCCATCACCAAATCAGGGCAGCGACCATGCCTCCACCTGTATGATGTTCGCGCTGATACACCATAATGCCGCGCTAATGCCTCGCCACTAATCCTTAGTCGTTTGAGTAGTTTTACCATGATTTCACCCTCATTTTACCTGTTTGGCCGCGAATCGAGGTACCACGCGGACAGATTCGGGCATATCGGAGCCACAGCATCGCCGTCACAGCGTTTTTACACATCACCTGATACCTCACTAACCCCGGCATCTGTCGCCTCTGGAGTGACATCTATCGCCTGATCAATCCCTGACTTACTGAGCGATGCGGCACCGATCTCTGCCAGTTTCGACATGATTGCTGACACTCCTGATGCTTCCACACGCCCTGCATCATCACCTCTTTGCAATGCTCTCTTATCGTACGCCACACCCATTACAATCGCAGCGTCCCTTGCTGAAATAGGCTTACGAATCCAGCACTTAGCATCGTCGTCGTACTTTGTCGATGCGTCGCCGTTCTGGAGTCTGTCGAGTATCTGCTCACCGGCAGCCTGGATGATTAGAGTAGCGTTTGCGTCCATTAGCGATTTATTTGCTGAAATGGCTGCGCGTAAACTAATGATGCCCCTCTCGCTCTTGAGCATCCTTGCTACCTGTCTCTCTGTGTAGCCTGTGTGTAGTGCTGTAGCTTCATACGATCCTGTTAGCGCGTAGTCTGCTGCAACTGTATTATAGTCATTGTCTGAGTGTTTGTGTGCGTTGTACGGATTATCCGCGTCCGCCCATCCGTTTCGCCGCTTTGTGTTCCTGACTGCACCTTCCGATATACCCAGATCCCTAGCTGTAGCTCTGATTGACTTTGTGCGCTTGTATATCTCATGCGCCTGATCCTGAATATCCTGCGATAATTCTTTGGGCATATCTACCTCACTATATATTGTGCTCTGCCAGGTATCATGCCGCTACATAGCGTGCTTTTCAACCATTCATAAGTTTAGCTTATACTTGCACCACACTTTTATCAATTCTTTTTGCGTATCTTTATCTCAACCACATCATGTTGTGGTTTCCATTATCTTACACCCTATATCTAGTAGTTTCAATGGTTTCTTGCATGCATACATATCAGTTTTTAACATTAGCTTAATGTTTCTTTAATGACTGTTTGTGATATGCTTCGCGTATTCCAAATTCGGAAGCGCCCCAAGCGGGCTAGGAGTCAACATGTATAAAACTAACGAAGAGCAAGCATGGGCAATAGAAGATGCGGTCATCGCCCTCCATCCGGCAACAGAAAGCAGGGCGCGTGAACTAGCTGTCTTATTAGCTGACGTTATGCAAGTAAAGCATATCGACACAACGAACCTGCTTTTCAGGATGACACTTCCATCCTATTAAGTTTTGGATAGCGGCTTGGCAACAGGCCGCCTTCTAAAGCTTAACAAGCGGAAGTATAAAAAGGAGACACAACATGAACCAAACTATAGCAGAAAAAACATGGAGCCACTACTTAAACGGCTTTATAACATTAGCTGACTTGATCACTGAATTTGAATCTCAGAGAATCAGGGGAAATACTAACGCCGCTGGTAATGAGTTTATTGGATATGACTACGCTAGACAGTGTTGGATCGTGCTAACAGCTTAACAGGAGGTAACAAAATGATTATACGCTCAATTCACTCAAATCTCTACTACGTTGTTGATCATCGTAGCAACCTTAACCTTTACTGCATTCCGTGCGCTGATCCAAACGGCTCGCCGTGGAGTAAAACACCGGACACACATAACAGGATAATTAACAATGCTGACGCGGTAGAAATTATCATTGACAGTGAGGGACAGTATAACGGCTATAAAGCTATCGCATAGCTTGACAGGGCGCAGCTCACACAGTGCGCCATAAAAAAAAGGAGAATATCATGAACATGAACATCGGAAATGCAGGTTCAAAAAACGGAAGGCTCCTGACTAGAGTATGGCTAGATGCCAACAGTCGGGAGCAGGCGAGAGAAGTCGCCGAAAGTTACCCTGTCCCGGAGGGTTTTCAACTCGAGGGATGGGGTTATAACAGGGGTGAAATAGCTTGTTTTGACGGGGATTATACACCGCCTGCCGGATGGGTGTTACTTTCCAGCATGGCATAATATTATACCCCGGGCCGGGCGGTTCCCGGCTCTAAACTCAACAGGAGTCCCATGAAATATCTTAGCGAAAAAGAACTCGACAGGCTTAATCGTAGGTATGCATAGATTAACAGATGGCACTTGGAAACAGGTGCTAGCTGCCAGTCTATGCGCTGGAATAAATAAAAGGGAGTTTAATTATGAATTGTTACGAAATGAAACAACAGGCCAGACGCGAAAGGCTAGAGAATGCGAGCGAAAGAGCAAGCGAGCGGGCACGTGCTGCGTTTGCCCGTGGTGATATGAGCGAGGCTGCAACAGGGATTCCATTCGGCCAGCCCATCCTTGTGGGCCATCATAGCGAAGGACGCCACAGGCGAGTGATTGCAAGGGCTGACGCAGCAATGCGCAAAGGGTGCGCGGAACATGATCTCGCCAAGGCGTTGAAACAGAAAGCTGACGCTGTAGGCAAGGGCGGCATATCTTCCGATGATCCGGACGCTATCAAAAAGCTTAAAGCCAAAATTGCTGACGCTGAAAAGGCGCAGGCTTTAATGATTGCCGGTAATAAGGCTTTGCGTAAGACATTGAAAAAGCATGATGCTGACACGCCTGAAGCATTGGCAATGCTGACCGAGTTGCTCGATGATGAAGGCGCAAAGCATGCGGCAAGCCTTATGACTCCCGATTTTTGCGGGCGGCGTGGTTTCGCTAGTTATATGACGACAAACAATAACGCCAACATTCGCCGCATGAAATTGCGGGTTGAACAGCTCGAAAAAGCTTCCAGGCGTGAGACAAAAGAAACTGAGTTTCAGGGCTTCACTGTTATTGAGAATGCAGATGAAAACCGGGTGCAATTCATTTTTGAAGGCAAGCCATCGCCAGAGATTCGCGCGATAATGAAAAACAACGGCTTTCGCTGGGCACCATCTCAAAACGCATGGCAACGGCAGCTCACTAACAGCGGTATATATTCCGCAAAACGGGCGATCAAGAGCATAAAGGGGGTGAATGATGAAAAAATTTGAAGTGAATCAAAAACTCGCAGCAAGATCAATCTGCAATCATGAATGTATTTTCACGGGTTCAGTCATTAAGCGCACTTCTAAAACTGTGACAATCGAGACAGATCAAGGCATCGAGCGCCGGAAAATCTTCTTAGACTCTGAAGGAAACGAGATGATATGGCCGTTTGGTACTTATTCGATGGCGCCAATCTTCAGAGCATAGACACCACAGGCCAGCCGGGAGCCTGTCCCGGCGATCAATTATAAAGAACGATTAAACATTATACACCCAAAGGAGGTTATGATATGAAAACCGCGCATAAAAAGTTCCGGATCGTGGCAAAGCATAAATGGGTACTGAACGCGACTATTACTGAGTCCGTATGTATTACGGATGACAGTATCCGCCGGTTCACTGCGACGATATGCGGCTGGAAAAACTGGAAAATATATGAAGGGGAAATGGGCAGCGGGGAAGTGGCGAACTTTGTTTTTGATAAAGTGCGCGACATACGGAATAAACTGGAATCGGGCGACGAAACAATTTTAGAACAATTATAAAGAACGAATAAACATAATCAAAACAAAGGAGGTAAATGTTATGTGCTACGCTACAATGACAGCCAGTGAGCTTTTAAATGAGTCTGTAGGCTTTGACTCTGATTCACTGACTTACGCCATGGGTAAGATGATTGACGGCAATATTGATATTTGCATCGAAAAAAACAAGTTTGAAGATGAACTCGATGATCTTGAAAAAGAGCTTGAAGTGATAAGAAACAATGCTGATTCAATCACAGATGAACTTGATGCTATATTAGAACCCGGTGAAGTTGACCGCTTTGAAGTGATTTATAAAATGCTTGAAAGGATCGCAACATGAAAAAACTCAGAGAGGACATTATTATATTTACATCATGCTTCGCCTTTTGGCTTGTGCTTGGCGCGGCGTGGATTATCGGAGGTAGCTGAAATGAGCATATGCCGAACGGCCCGCGTGGCCCTAAATCTCACTCAGCCTGCCTTTTCCGCCTGGTTGGCTGAAAAAACCAACAGAAAGCCGATGCCGCAATCACAAATCAGCAGATACGAGCATGGCGTGAATCAGATGAATAAAGCGCAAACGTCCGCATGCCTGCCAATCGTCGCGCAATGGCTCGCAGAGCAAACGCGCAATTTATCTGTCGATGAAGCGGCGGAATTGATACTTAACGCATTGAAGTAGCATGCGCTAGAGCGTGCAATTTAAAATGGGAGTTATTATGGAGATTCAATTCAATCACGGTCGTGAATCATTACGCAAGCATGTAGCAAAAGAGCTTATCAGGTCTGGCTTTTCAATAGGTGGCGATGGCAATGATGTAGTGTCGATTGACCGCAAGCTTATTTTTAATAGCGCATTTGCTTATTCACTCGCACGGCACGTTTGTTATAATGAAGGATTCGATGCTTAGTAAACCTGGCGGCCTTCGGGTCGCCTTTTTTTATATCTCGGTTATCTCAACTATCATGTGCGATTGCTCCGGTTTTTTTATCTTCACCGGCGCATTGATAATGATTCGCTTCACCCATTGATTCGTATCGTCCGGCAATACACCAGCACGCACTAATCCATCTTCGAGTAATTTTACGCTATATGCGTAGTTAGAACAATCATAACATCGTCCGCGTATCATCGGTTGGAATTCTAGCAAAACTGCGCTGGCGGCGATTCTAACACCCTTGCAAGCTATCTTTACGGCTAAGTGAGCATCGTCGGCGTGCCGCTTGCGCTTCACCCAATGAATACCGGCATAGATAGCATTAAGACTCGGTGCAATATAATCAACTCTGATTCTTACTGATTGCTTCATTGCTCTGACCTCATTTAGTTGACTATATCAACCTTATTTATTTTAGAATCAGTCCGCCCACCTTATCCTATCTGATAACCAATGCTTTT